TTTGTTGTAGAAGTTGCTATAAATCTTTTAGTTATATCTGCAATATGTTCTGCAATAGGGTCTACAACTTGTTTTGTACTAACACCTTCAGCATAGCCAGCAAGTTTTTTAGCCTTTGCTAAATTACCTTCAGCTTCATCAAACAAAACCTCAAGAAACTTTTGTTGTTTTTCTGTTAGATTACGTGCCATATTAATTCCTAAGCTATCACGAAGTCTACTACTTCGCCTTGTCTATGTGGTTTATTGATGGGATGATAAGTGTAAGCAGTATTATTTTTAATTTTTTCTACTTTAACTTCTGTTGCTTGTTTAGTTTCTTCTACTCTTTTACATTTAGAGTTAGGCCAGTCAGGAACAACCTTATCATAATTTATAGGTACGTAGCTTGTGTTAATGTTCATGTTACTTTCCTGTAGGCTCTGGTTTTCTTTGCAATGCCTTTAGGCTGAGGTACATGCTGCTTACCTGCTGCCTTGCCTTTTCTTTTAGCTCTGGTTGTAGCGGCATACTCACTGCTGCTAAGAGACTTAATAGCCTTAGCAGGTAAATACCGCTCACCAGTTTTAGCACTAGGTTTGCCACTCTTAGTACGCCACTTCTGCTTTGTCCATGACTTTAAACTTTTTTGTGATTTAGCTAAAGCCATTTAACAACAGTCACATCCATCATGGCATTTTCTATTAAACAATGCACAGAATAATCTTTTAAGATATCTTTTCATTTATATCCTCCCCCTTTTTTCTTATATTGAGAGGCCAATAGCTGCGCTTTACGTGCAGACCATTGACCTGGGTTTCCACCCTTAGAACCTGCTTTAATTCTATTAAACATGTTCTTTCTCATTGTAGGCTTAGTATAGTTACCAGCCTTATTAACCGTAGACTTTCCTGTAGATTTCGCCACGAGATACTCCTATGTCTTTTAATTCGTGATCATTCATATTCTGTAGTTGCCAATATGCTACTTTACGTTGTTGACCTTTTTGAATAAATTTTATTAGTTTTTTAAACATGCACTATCTCCTTTTATTGCATTGGGGATAGTTTTACATATTTTAATTTAAATTAAAACAGACAATAATGCAACCCCGTTATGTTGGGGTTGCAATGTTTTTAAGACAGTACTACTTTAATAGTTACGTTGTCACTAGTAGCTGCTAAAATATTCATTATAACAGCATCACCAACAGCATCAGGTATTGCAAGAGTGTAATTACCTGCCTCTAGTTCTAAATCATTATCACCGCAATTTGCTTCTGCAGCACCAAAGTTAATTAGAAACTCTTGGTCAGCGTGAAGGTGTACAACTTTAAAACCAGTGCAGGTAAAGTGTTTAGTATTACCTGCAGTATTATCTACGGTTTGTTTTGTTTGTACACTCCACCGTAACGTATTAGGTTGGAATGTGCCTACGGAAGTTGACATTTATCATTCCTCCTTTAATGTACTGAGTATTCTAGTTCAACAGTAAATCTACCTGCAGATGCATCACCATTAAGAGTAGTAGTAGCAAATACATACAAGTGTGTGTTTGCAATAGGTGCTTGTACTAGTGGATCAAATATATGATACCCTGCTGCATCTAGATTTAAATCAATTTCAGTTACTGAGTCAGTAGCAGAAATACGTGGATTAAATGATGCCACTCCTGCACCTACAATCTCTGTACCTGATGATACTACAGCAGCATTAGTAGCAATGCCAGAAGTAGGGTTAAGTGCTAGACCACCTACAAGTGTTGGTCCTGCGACAGTAGTAATAAATACTAATGCACGATGGATAAAGAACTTAGTAGGAGTTACAATACCTGATGGGGTAGATGTATCTAATGTACCTAGCTCTACAAGACAATCTCCATCTGCATAAGCAGAAGCAGTATCTGTGCTTGCAAGAGTTCCTACAAACGTTTGTATCTTACGTGTTCCAAATGAATGTAGTGTTCCTGTACCTGTAATAGAATCAGAAAAAGTTCCTGTCCCTGTTACATCTATGCCATTACCAAATGTAATGTCTGTTTGATATTCCTCAATACCTTGAGTAAGTATAGTTGTTGCCATAATTAAAATCCTCCTGTGGTGTTACCACGTTGCTTGGCTTATGTGGGTTGACCACTTATAATTATTTATTCTTCTTCATACCACCCATTGCACCACCTTTAGCCATGCGAATGCCAGTATTAACTTTACCTTGTGACTTAACCATGCCACCTATGTTATAAGTCATAACTTTTCCACCTTTAGCCATGCCCTTTTTCTTCATCATACCGCCATTCATCACACCTTTACGATCTTGAGAAGCTTTTTTCATGGATTCTTTTTTATTACCATCTTTATCAATATCTAAGAAATCTGGTTTGCTAACACCACCAGCAGCATAACCCTTTTTCATACCGCCCTTAGCCATACCTTTTTTCTTCATTTTTTTACCCATGCCACCATTAGCCATGCCCTTTTTCTTCATCTTCATTGTTGATCCTCACTGTATAAATTGTTAAAAACTCTTTGTGTATCCCATACATAGTCTACATTTTCTTTAGAGTTATAAATATGTTGATTAGGTCTAAAGTCAGGAGCACCTTGTCCTGTTTCAAACCAAGCTGGATGAGTTACTCTCACTCTATTATTGGGCAACGCAACCATGTTACCTGTATATTGTCCAGCATCTAACAGCTCTAATACGTGAGACTGTTTATGTTGTGCAGGATCGTCAGCTACTTCATTGTCAGTATAGTCAACAGTGAAATAGTATTTGGCAGGATAGAACTCTCCATCTACTTTGGCAATCCAAGGAGCAGGACTAGCTCTCTCTATCTTGTACACACTGTGTGTGTGCGACATACAATCCCAAGGCTGTGCCATATAGGGTGGTAGTTCTGTGGGCCACTCTTCGTAAGGTACATCAGCTACCAGAGCTGTCAGAGGCATTCTTGCCCACATTGCCCCTCCGTGTATATTCTGGTCTTCTTCCGAATCGTCTGACTCGCATCCTGTAAAGATAACTTGGAAGCTGAGAGTTCTGTTCGGCATCGTTGTCACTGCTACCACCATGCAGTGTAGAAACTCTCCGTGATATTCTTCGTGATTCTTTGTATACTCTCTTCTTACCCATGCTTTAAAATATGGTATACTACTTGTTAGATACGGCATTGTGTTTCCTTCGCAAGTCTGCTTTAGCTGCTTTGAAGACATTTGCTATTGCTGTCTTCTTCATTACTTTAGCACGTTGTTCAGCTACTGTCAATATCTGAATCTTTCTTGCATAAGGTTTCTTTATCTTTTTTACTTTAGCTATTGTAGCTTTTGCATTAGCCATTGTAGCAAACTTAATTGATACGGTATCTTTAGGGTTCTCGTCTGTGTACAGTCTACGATCAGACCCTTTAGGTTTCTTACCTGTTCCTACTTTTGGGTCTTTCTTTTTTGTCATCTAACACTTCCATCGTCTACGAGCTTGACGTAACCTTGAATTAGGATTCTTAGCTGCTTTAGGGAACTTCTTCATTTGCCCTGCACTTCTTGCACAAAAAGATTTTCTACGTTTAGCTGCCTTACTACCTTTTTTAACTTTACCAGTTACAGCAGTCTTTAACTTAGAACCAGGATTATCTCTACGGTATTTAGCAACACCTTTCTTAGTCATACCAGCACCAGATTTAGTTGGTCTTTTATGACCTCCTTTGATGCTATGACCCTTCATTGTACCTTTTTTACCAGCCACTATTTTTTACCTGCTCTTTTATTTCTAGGAAACGATCTATTTGCTCGTTTAGTTGTTACTGAAAGGTTTGACCTTCTATTATCTTTTGGGTTTCCATTACGGTGATTAACATCTTTACCATCACCTTTTTTAACTATACCAGTTTTCTTTAGAGTGCTTCTAGCAGAGTTTCTAGAAGCTCTATTAACTTTTTGTTTTGGGGTACTGTGGTAGTTAGTATACTCACTTTTGTAGTTTCTAGCCATTTTAATCCTAATTTGCAGGGGAACATGGGCGGTTCACTATCTTACCTCTGCTGCTTTATCAAATTAATTGTTTAGCCACCAAATTACATCATCTCAAAATGAGGGGCATCAATAAAGGGTCTACGTCCTTGTGACCTACGCAAGTCTACATAGGCATTCATAGCATCTTCTGCTGTACCTGTATACATCCTAATGTCACCTTCAGACCATGCTGCTCCCCACTTAACAGATAGTGTGTGTCTCCTGGCTGCTTCTGCCATTGCATCACAGATATCATCATAGACATTTAACTCCCAAGATATATCAGAACCAAAGTATGCTACAAGGTCTACGGCTCTACCATCAAGATGTTTAGATTTCATAGTTTGTGATCTACCAGAATCATACAGCTTCTGCTGTTCCTCTAAGGTTCTAAGACCATACGTAACTCCAAAGTCTACTTTAGTTAGCTTAATAGCCTCTTTAACAACTTCTACTAATGTATCATCTACACCTTTAAGTTTACCTAGACTTCTTTCACTTAGTTTAAATGTCATTTTTTCTTTTTCACCTTATTAACTTTTTTATTACGAGTGGTTCGTGCTGCTGCTGCAAAGTTAGCAGAGGTAGGAGCACCTTTAGCACCTTTCTTTCGCATTGATCTTCCACTCTTTCGTTTTTTATGAATGTTTTCATATAGACTCATTAGATTCTCTCTACTATACTGGTGTTTTTACATACTTGGATACTGCTCTGCCACCAAACCAAAAGCTTATTATAGCTGCAAATAGTCCACTTGTAGCATCATCCCAAATCAAAGACAGTGACCTACCAAGATCATTACCTGCATCCATAAGAGATATAAGTGCTGTTACTTTAATGGCAACAAAAAGGCCAAAGAAAACATAAGTGATGACAGGACGGACACTGCCTCGTAGTGCGTTGATAAAACCTCCTGCATCCATA